CAGCTTCCCATGTACCGCCTTGACCTCTTCGGTTATCTCAACAATCCGGGCTTGTGCCGTCTCTTTGTCTACCAGGGGAACTGCCTTAACAGTCGTGGAAACGTCGATTACCTCCTCTTCGTCCTCGGACTTGGCCGCCTCTGCTGCCGTCTCGGCTTCTTCCGCGACTCTTGCTGCTTCTGCGGTTGCCGCTTCCGCTGCGATCTCTTCCGCCGTCTTTCCTTCGTCCGCAGCGGCCTTTGCCGCTTCTGCGACCCTTGCTGCCTCGGCCACCACTTCCGCTTCTGCGGCGATCTCCCCTTCGGTCTTCACTTCGCCCTCTCCTGGTTCTTCGAGCGCAGCAATCTCTTCTTCGCTCAGTCCTGCCAGTTCCTCATCAGTGTATGCCATTCTTATTTTCCTCCCTTCGGTGTTTTCTCTGTTTTCATTGTCTGCCTCTCCCCAACCTCGATCTGGTTCAGGGTCTTCGCCTTCTCTATCTGGATCTTGTCTTTACTATCTCCAATCTCTCCCTCGGTCTTGGCCGTCTCTGCCCTGACCTGATCAATCTGCGCTATTGTTTTCTGAGCTTCGGCTTCGGTCTTATCGATGATGGCCTCTTCTTTCTCGAGCAGAAGTTCCTGTGCTGCGTCTGCGATCCTCTTCTTCTTGTCTTCCTCTTCCTGCTGTGCCTTTAGCCTGGCTTGGTTCTCTGGATCATTCGGGTCTGCGTTCGGGTCTTCCTGTCCATTCATGCCCCTGATACGCTGTACCATCTCTTTGCTGAGGCTTTCCGGTATGTCATGAAGCTCTACAATCAAATCCAAGAGGTTAAAAACTACCTCTGGCGGGAGTTTGCCGGCCAAATCAAGCACAGATTCCACCATTGCCTGTCTCAAGGTGGCATTGTAGGCCTGCGTATCAACCACAAAGTCGGCCTTACGCGCCGTTATGTCGTTTATGTTCCCATCCTTGTCAGGGGCATTGACTGTCATAAACTCCTGCTGCCCTCTGTCCCCGGTTATACGGAACGTCTTTTCATCAGGCATAAACTGTTCGATCAACGACAACTCAATCTCTCCGGCCATCTGCACGCCAAATCGGTGATTGTCGAATACCTCCGCTCCTATTACATGGCCTTGGTCCTGCCGTGCCTGTATCGCTCTCCCTGATGTTGCATTGGTCTCTCGCCCCATGTTCTCGTCGGTAACACCACCAACCTTCTGAATAGCAGCAGCGTCTTGCTCCATGAGCATAACGTGTTCTTTTGCAAGTCCAACGTGTTCATCAAAGATGACGCTCGACCCTCGCTTCTTCCTGATAATGCCATCGGGCCGGTGAGCTTCGTCGTAGAAATTATCCCAATCATCCGTAGCGTCATTATCAGCAATAATCCTCTCGCTTGACAGGAGATGCAGCGCCCTTGATCTGCGCTTGTTGAGATCGTCCTGGAGACTAATGAGATTGCGCACAGCTCCATACGGTTCATTTGTGCGTTTCTTCCGATATGCCCACAAGGGAACAAAGGGGAACCGGTTATGGTTGTAGGGAGATTCCGCATCCTGCAAAGGATAAGGCATCCCTTCCGCCCACATCATGCACCTGACAGTCATAAGCAGCGCATCGTAAGTAGACGCATATTCCTTTTCCACCATGTCTGCCATGGGACCGTTCTCAGCGTCATACGGGGTATTGTTGAGCGTTCCGAGGTCTTTTCCGCCCCGGATCATCGTTTTCTTGGCCGGGATTTTATACCAGCACTCTACGAGCCGGATACGGGATCGTTTTGATGTGTGGTAAGTAGCATCATCGTTGTCGCCGTCTCCGCCTTCATTTTCAATCGTTATTTCACTTTCATCTATACCCACTTCCGTATAATCGGTGTACGTCTTTGCAGTCATGGCCGCGGCCTTGAGTGCCGCTGCGTGTTCGGGATACATTGCTATTGCTATATCAAGATCAACTATCTTGGACCTGATCTCAAACCGAGCGTCAGACAAGTCCATCTCAACCGAAAGCGGGTCGTACCACATGCTCCGCCAATCTTCGTATCGGTAATAGGTTGGTTCATCTTCTTCGTCTCCGCGTACTCCCAGCTCGAGCCATCCCAAACCGGAGATAACCTCATCCTTAAACCCCCGTGACCGTGCGAATGGCGCCCGGTTGACATCAGAGTTATATTTCATCAACTGTGTTTTAGCTTCGGCGCCCTTGGTATCGTCCTGAGCCCGAGGAAGGACACTATAATCAATCCTGGTGCGCTTCTCGGTACCAACAGTCCAATCTATGGCCGGCTTAATCCTGTTATCGGTTATTGCCTTTTGCCCGCGAAGCTCCAAAGTCTCTTCATCGTCCGGATCCCACTGGTCGCCATCGTAATTGTCGTGGTCTTTGAGTCGCAGGAGCCTTGATGCACGCTGTCCCGACTTGGCTTCGCGCCACCATTCTTTACACCTGCGGAGTTGAGCAATAGCCTTGGCGCCTTTAAGGGGATCATCCTCTTTCAGCTTGGCTTCTGGATCCACTCCCATGTCTTTGGTGATCTCGTCGTCAGTCGGCCCTTTCTCATGCTTGCCTTCGACGCTATCCCATGCGCTTGTTGCTGTATCCATCGTGTCCACCCTATAGAATTATCAGGCCGCTTTCCGTAAGCTCCGCGCTTCTGCGTTGCCCGTTGATTATAATCTCCGCCTCGCCCACTATCAGACTGTCCGCTTTACTCTTGCTGTCTGGTACTGCATCCATCATCTCTACAATACCGTCCTGTATTACTTCTGCCAGCTCTGCCAGTTGTCGAGTATTCGGGATCCCCAGGTCGAACAGGTCCCACACCTGAAGGCAAATCCCCATCATAAACTGCGCGAAGTCCGGGTTATGCTCTTTGGTGTATCTCCAAAGGTTCTTTTCCTGGATAACAAACCGTTTACGTCTGTTAGATGTCCGGACGTTCTTCGGAGCCAGGACCAAGACTACCTGCTCGTCTCCATCGATCTCCATCAAATCCAAGTATTTTATGACTTGCCCTTTTGCCATCAGTCTCTCCTTAATTCAGATAATCCCGCCAACTGCGTGCCTCTGGATGAGCATTGAGGTATTCCAACTCCGTCTTGATCTCAAACTTATGGTTGCTTACAAACCTTAAAGTCTCGGAAGTCACCAGCCTCCGTGGGCTTAGTACCGGCTTTCCCCCGACAGATCTGAACGTAATCCCCTGTGCGTTCAATACTCTGCGTGCTGATATTGGTGTAATCATCTTATATCGCCATTGCCGATTTCGGCCTGTTCTTGAATCCTGTTGACCCTGTACCAACATTGGGAAGATACCCGCGTGCTCCCGTTCGCAGGCTGTCTGCACCATGAGAGGCGTAATTATGTAAAGGCAACTGCCTAAAGCCTGCCAGCTTCTCGTCCCATTCCCTTTGATACCCATCCAGACAAGTAATAAGCTGGGCACAATTCTCCTCGTCTATCCATGTTGTAGCCAGAAAGCGCCGAGTCTCGTCAATCCCCTCCATCAGGTCGCCACGTTTGACCACCATTGTTTTGGAACCAGGCATCAGTGATTGAAAGACCTCCAGCCGTGATTTGCCGTCTTCCCTGGAATAATCATGCACATTCATGTCATGCGGGAAGAAGTGCGTGCCGTAAACATAGCCCTTCTCCTGCAGCACCTTAACGTAATGGCCCATGGATTCGTTGAAATCCTCGTGATAATCTATCAGCCTGTTCTGCAAGCCAACCCTCTGATGAAATATAATCGCGTTCTCGTCGCCCCGCCCCAGATCCCAAAACGTATTGACGGGGATGTCCATCTCCATCGGGATGATGCCAATCCTCTTTTGCTCCCGCATCCGGGTCATCTCACGGGCGTAATAAGCACCCTTGAGAGCTACATGGAACGGTTCATCCGGTGTCGATGGAAACTCCCGGAGCATCTTATCGCCCTGCTGCCGAGACTTGAGAGCGTACCAGGCACGCTGATTAAGAGTAAACTTCTTGTCAACCTCGCCTTCAATCCGGTCCAGGTACTCCCTTTCTTCTGAAGTAAATGTCACTAAAGTAGTATCGTGGTCAGTCAGGGTATTCTTAGGGTCTTGGAACCACGGGATGAAGAGGAACTTGTAATCCATCTGTGTCAGCTCCCGTCCTTCCTTCTCTATGTTCCTTGCGGTTTCACACATATCGTAAAAATCCCCATG